GTACACATTCCGTGTACATTTGATAAATGTTTAAGGAGATAAAAATGGCATTTACAGCAGCAGCTGGTTATGGTAATCTTCCTAACGGTAATTTTAGTCCTATTATTTACAGCAAACAGGTTCAACTTGCATTCCGCAAGGGGTCTGTCGCTGAAGCTATTACTAACAGTGATTACTTCGGTGAGATTGCTAATATGGGCGATTCCGTTAAGGTTATCAAAGAACCAGAAATAACAGTCAAGGCATACTCAAGAGGAACAACTATTACTCCTCAAGACCTTGATGACGAAGAGTTTTCACTTACAATTGACAAAGCTAATTACTTTGCATTTAAAGTGGATGATATAGAAGAAGCTCATTCTCATATTAACTTTCAACAGTTAGCATCAGATAGAGCAGCTTATAGACTAGCTGACCAATTTGACCAAGACGTACTTGGTTATATGTCAGGTTTTACGCAATCAGCAATTCATGGTACACCTGATACAGTTAATACAACTGTAAATGGTACTAAAGCAGTAACAACTGCAGGTTCTGACGAACTATTATCATCAATGAAAATTGATGCTGCTAGTTTCGGTGGTAACGCAGGTGAAGCTGTGGCTATCTTACCAAGAACAGGTGGTGCTACTTCTGCAACTCCTGCAAACGGAGATAGAAACCCATTAACTGTTATTGCTAGAATGTCTAGACTATTAGACCAACAGAATGTTGACACTAATGGTAGATGGTTAGTATTAGACCCTGTATTTATTGAGATACTAAAGGATGAAGATTCAAGATTATTTGATGCAGACTTTGGTGGTTCAGGACTACAGAATGGTTTAATCCTAAACAACCTACATGGTTTCAAGGTTTATCAGTCTAACAATTTACCTTCAGTAGGTTCAGGACCATCTTTCGTTGGTACTAACAGTGCTGTAAACTATGGTATAATTGTTGCTGGTCATTCTTCATCAGTAGCTACTGCTGAGCAAATCAACAAGACAGAGACTTACAGAGACCCTGATTCTTTTGCTGATATTGTTCGTGGTATGCATTTGTATGGTAGAAAGATACTTCGTCCAGAAGCAATCGCTACTTGTAAATATCACTTAGCGTAAGGGGAGATTAGATTATGGCTACAATTACTTCATTACTAAAAGCCGCAACTGGTAACTCCCAGAGAGGTCGCAATCCTTATATGGTTGAAAATACACTTGATATCGTGGCTACTACTGTAGACCCATCTTCAGGTGATGTTGTTCAAGCAATTACTATTCCTGCAGGTCATAAAATTATGGCAGCAGGTGTAGAAGTTGTTGAAAGTGCAACCATGAATACAGGTACAGATGCAACTATAACTTTAGGTGCAGCTGACGCTGATGAGTATGTAACTTCATTTGACATTGATGGTGCAGCTGATGGTGCTTATGCTCCTAGCGTAACTGTTTCTGCAGATGTAGTACTTGCTTCTGACGATACTCTTGATGTTACTTTCGCAGGTTCAGGAGCATCTTTCACTGCAGGTAAACTTAGAGTTTACGCTATAATGATGGATGTGAGTGAACAAGGTGACACTTCAGCTAACGAAGTTGATAGAGACACTTTAGCTTAAATTAATGTAAGTGAAGGGCAGCTTTAGGGTTGCCCTTTACACCATTTGATATTATAGGAGATTAATATATGGCTATCACAACCGCAATGTGTAATAGCTTTAAGACAGAACTACTAGGTGGTCTTCACGATTTAGATACAGACTCACTTAAAATTGCTCTTATTAAAGCATCGCCTACAGGTACATATAATGCTAGTACAACTAATTACTCTGACGTAACAGGCAATTCAGATGAAGCATCAGGTACTAACTATACTGCTGGTGGACAAGTGCTTGACGGTGCAACTATTTCACTTGATGGTTCTACTGCCATTGTTGATTTTACTGACGAAGTTTTTAGTGACGTAACTGTTTCCGCAGATGGATGTATCATTTATAATACGGCAAATTCAAATTCTGCAATTGCTGTTATTGATTTTGGTGGTACTGTTTCCGCTACTGCTGGTGACTTAACAATTGAATTTCCTGCCGCTGACGCATCAAACGCTGTAATACGTATAGCGTAAGGAGTAGGCTATGGCAATCATAGCACAGTCTGCACGATATGGTTCAGGTTTATATGGAACGTCTGAATATGGTGTAGTCAATCTTACCGCTAGTATTAGTGGTGTTTCTGCTACAGGTACTATTGCTCCTGTAGTTGCAGGTGGCTTCGAGATTGATATTAGTGAAGTTATATCTGCAGGTGTTAGTGCTACAGGTAGCATAAATACCCTAACTGTTAATATTATAGAAAAACTAGAAAGTGTATCAGCTACAGGTTCTGTAAATACAGTTACTTCTACAGGTACAGCAAACGTAACACTCACAGGTGTTGAAGCTACAGGTTCTGTAAACACAGTAGAAGAGAAGCCTACAGAAGCATTAGATAGTGTAAGTGCTACAGGTTCTGTTAACAATGTAACTGTTAACATTATAGAAAAACTAGGAAGTGTATCTGCAACAGGTACAATAGGTACTCTTACATTAACAGGTACAGCCAATGTAACACTCGTAGGTGTTGAAGCTGTTAGTTTTTTAAACACAGTAGAAGACAAACCAACTGAAGTTTTAGATAGTGTAAGTGCTACAGTTTTTGTTAATGGTAACTTTACCTTCTCAAATACACACTCATTAACAGGTGTATCAGCTACAAGTACTGTTAATACTGTTACAGCAACAGGTGTAATATTTGACTTTGAAGCAGTTAAAGCTCTCTACGACAGAAAGAGAACAGTTTTAATAGAGAAGCAAGCACCTAGAATAGTATATGTTAAGGCAGAGCTACCACGTATAGTCTATGTAGATAGACAATCTACTGTAGCAGAACGAAGAGCAGCAGCATAAGGAATAGAATGAATGTCATTTAGATGGCCCGTTAAAGACCCTGATGAACAACTAGACTACAGTATGGATTGGTCTCGCTTTTTAGACACAGCTACTATTTCTTCTGTGACATGGTTTGTGCAAACATCAGAGATTGGAAAGACACAGATAGATGCAGGTGAGACTTTAACTGCAGCTTCAAGTAACGCAGTTACAGATAGTATACAGAATGTAGCACAAACAAATACAAATACAGTAGCTACAATTAATCTAGGTGGTGGTGTTTTAAATAGAGAGTACTCATTTATTTGTCGGATTATTGACAGCACTGGAAGCCAAGCTGAACGTACTGTTAAGATAGCTATAAGGCAGAAATAATGGCATATAATTATTTAGAACTAGTGAATCAAGTCAATCGTAGACTTAACGAAGTAGAACTTACATCAAGTAACTTTGATACTGCTGCAGGTTTTTATGCTCAAGCAAAGGATGCTATCAATGCATCTATTCGTGATATTAATCAACATGAATTTAATTGGCCCTTTAATCACGTAGAGCAAGAAGATGTTTTATCAGCGAATGTAACACGATATGCATTTCCACATGATGCTAAACTATTAGACTTTGATAGCTTTCGTATAAAAGAAGATAGTTCATTAGGTAATGCTACAACAAAACTAGGTATTATAACCTACGAAGAATATTTAGATAAGTATGTAGACCAAGAGTATGACACTAATGGTAGAAGTGGTGTGCCACAAATGGTAGCACATGGACCTGCTCTTGAGTATATACTTACACCTGAACCTGATAAAGCCTATACAGTTGTGTATGAGTATTATCGTGTTCCTGTAGATTTAATTTTATATGATGATGTTCCTGCTATTCCTGAAAGATTTAAACATATTATTGTAGATGGAGCAATGCATTATGCTTATTTATTTCGTGGTAATTCACAAGACGCAATGGTAGCCAAACAAAAGTTTGATGAAGGCATAAAGAACATGCGTATTGTATTAATCAACAGAACATATTACTTACGTTCTACAATGATACCACAGAACACAGGTGGTGGTAGGATGGGATTTTCTAGGTCTGTTATCTAATGGCAGACGCATGGCAAACCCATTCATTTGAATTTAAAGGTGGCTTGATAACAAACCTTTCTCCTTATCAGCAAGGATTTCAAGCACCCGGTTCAGCACGTATACTGCGTAACTTTGA